TTTGCTGTAAGCCGAAAGATCGTATTGCCAGATGAGTTTTACAAGCTTGATTTAAATACGAGACAAATGGCCACAACGGTTAGTTTTCTTTCTGGTATAGAGCAAATCGAGACCGTCATTAAGTCTGTGAACCAGGTACTCATTGATGGTGGTTCGTTCAATGACTTTAAAAAGTTAGTTGAGGAAAATGAGATCATCTTGAGTGAGCCTTATCTCAAGAATGTTTTCAGAACCAATATTCAAACGGCGTACGGTCACGGACGTTGGCAACAGCAGCAACGAAATAAGGCGAATCGTCCATATCTAATGTATGTTGCGATCAATGATAGCCGTGTTAGACCTTCGCATTTGGCACTGAACCGCATTATTCGACACATAGATGATCCATTTTGGTTGAAATACTATGCGCCGTGGGATTTTATGTGTCGATGTACGGTGATTGCTCTAACTGAAGAACAGGCGTTTAAATACGGCATAACAGCCGATGAGGATCTACCAGTTATTGCAGAAAATAATGGATGGTCCACAAGTCCGCTGACCTTTGGTGAAATGCAATCGGTCGTAGATACCAAGATAGCTAATTCAATCTTGGATAAAGAGTATTTGCTTAGCCTCAAGCAAAATGTAATGGCTGAATGGAAAGCGAGTCAAAAGCTATCAAGTCTCTTATCACCGATGGATGATAAAAGCCGTGATCTTTTTCAGACGATAGCCGATACAGTGATTCCACTAGATCCAAAGATCAGACCAAGTGCGGTTAAAACATTTTTAGATTACGTTCAGGGTAATGATGCTGCATTAACGGCCTATCTAAAGAGCAAGCCTATGAGTTTGGCTGAAGAGGTACTGCATCGCTGGGTTAAAGAGGACATGGCACAAATTAAAGCAGTGGCCAGTAATGTTTCTTCTGCGGTGATAGGATCTGCAACATTGAATCAGGTTGCATCTTTACAAGTAGGGCAAACATTAAAACTTGATTCGCCGTTGCTAGTAGCGGGTCAAGGCTCAGATGTAGTGATTCAAATCGAAAATGCAAACGGTTTGGGTATTGATTTAAACAAGCTTAACGCAGGGCAAGGCGTTTTATTTGAGATCGGACTATCCTTTGAGGTTGTATCTATTGAAACAACGAAAGGTCAACTGATCTATACATTAAGAACCTTGGTCAATTAATTAACTGAATCTTAGAAGCCGCCAAATTAGGGCGGTTTTTTTATGGAGAAACAAAAGTGGCAGGAGATAAAGAAACGCAAGCCCCGCCAAGCTCAGCATTCCAGTTCAAAACCCAACCGTTCGATGTTGCTAAACAAGCAGAAGAAGGCAAGAAGCGCACCTTTACGGGTGTTGCTTATAGTGGGGAAGTTATCCAAGGGCATTATTGGTGGGGTGATGTTGTATTTGATTTGGACACAATGCAGGTGAAAACACCTTTAGGTGCTCTGATTGATCATGATACTGGACGACGAGCTGGTGTCGTTACAAGTTTCAATAAGGACAACCAAGGAGGCTTACAAGTCGTAGGTGATCTGCTCTCGAATAAGTATGGCCAAGAAGTCGCTCAGGACAGTGATGAGGGTTATCCGTGGCAAATGTCAGTTTATATCGTGCCTGGTTCAATTGAAGAAGTTGAGCGAGGTGAAGTTGAGGTAAATGGCAAAACTTTAAAAGCTCCAATTACGGTTTTTCGAAATGGAGTTATCCGTGAAGTTTCATTTTGTGCGCTTGGTGCTGATGACAATACGTCTGCAGTAGCGGCAAGCCACAACCCTAAACAATTTAACAAGCAAGAGGACACAGACGTGACTGAAGAAGAAAAAGCCAAAGCGGCTCAACAGCAGGCAGAACAAGAGCGTGATGCTGCATTGAATGAGTTAAAGCAATTCAAAGAGCAAAAGCGTAAAGATGATATTGCTGCACTTGAAGCAGAGTTAAAAATCCAATTCAGCGCTGAAGATAAATCGTCTTATGCAGAAATGGATGAGGCTGCCTTTACATTTGCAACTAAACAGCTACGCCAGTTCTCTGCACCTAAAAATGACAAACAGCCAAACAACCTCCAACACTTGTTTAAGCATCAAGCGCAAGGTGGTCAAGGTGGAAGCGCACCAGAAGATCAAGAACACAAATTCTCTGCAGGTGCTAAAGCATTTGCGAATCAAAACAAGGGGGCTTAACCAATGAGTAGCACAACTTACTTAGGGAATGTGACACGTTCAACCCGTCCATTGATTTTGGATGTTGAAAAGTTACGCCGCGCCAATGCATTACCAACTACCGCCACAGCATATAAAAAAGGTGACTTGCTTACATTGTCAGATGTCAATGTATTAACTCATGCCGCTGATGCATCTACTTGGGATGTGATCTGCGGTCAGGATGTTACTGCGGCACAAGCAACACAAATGGCTGCTGATGGTATTGAACTTCCGATCTATTACGGCGGTGTGTTCAGTGTAGAAGGGGTTTCAATCAGCGGTACTTTGCTAGCTGAAAACCAGTACACGGCAGCCCGCGCCAAAGCAACCAAAAACAAAATCGAATTATCAAAGGTGTAAGAATCATGCCTCAAACATTTACAGTAAATGAAGCGCCACTCGAATTATTAGATGTTGGTGAATTGGCTTTAATTCATAGTAACTTCAAGCCGATGAATACTTGGCTCTTAGATAAATTTTTCCCGAATCGTCCTTCTTTTGATCGAGATGAAGTTCCATTGGCAGAACTCTCAACGGTTCACGACTTGGCGCCGTTGGTGTCACCACATCAACCAGGTAAACCATTTGATACAGGACGTTCTGCAAAAGTGGATTTTGTTAAACCAGCTTATTACAAGCCTAAAAATATGGTCACACCAGCGACATCATATGATGAAGCATTGATTACTCGTTTACAGGATGCTGGCATCATTTCAACTGGAAGTCAGCAGCTCTCTGATCAAGAAAAAATGATCATTGCTCAAATTGCGGTAATGAAGCGAAACCACGATGCAATTGACAACTCAGTACTGCTCATGGCAACTGAACTGCTCTTAAACGGTAAGTACTTGCTTCAATCAGATGATTATGAATACAACATGGTTGATTATGAGCGTGATGCTTCTCTGACATTTACACCAGCTACACCGTGGAACCAAGCAGGTGCAACACCAGTAACAGATATTGAAACTATAGAGAAACGATTACTTGATGCTAATGGTGGTGCTTCTAAAGCCTACTTGATGTCAGGCAAGGTTTGGGCGGCACTATCTTCAAATGATGAATTCAAAGAGCGTTTTGTTAAACCTTATGCAGGTATAGCCGTTCCATATAAGCCAAGCCTGAATGTACAGGATGGAGCTTCATTTAAAGGGTATTTAGATGAAAAAGAGCTATGGGTTTTTGATGCAACGTATCGCTTAAAGTCAGGTGTAAAACGCTTCATCCCAGATGATTATTTTGGTGCTATTTCAGATACCGACGGATCGGTCGCTCAATGTAAAATCAAAAACATGCTGGCAAATGGTTTGGTTGCCAAGTACTTCGATCGTCAATGGTACAACGAAGATCCAAGTGGCATTTTCTTAATGACTGAATCAGCACCTCTTGCTGTGCCTTCTAACAAGAATGGTGTATGTGGCGGTACAGGATTTATTACAATTTAAGAGGACTAAAGTATGCCAAAGTATATTGCAAAACAGTCGGTAGGCGCATATCTACCGGGTGACGAAATTAAGGGGCTTGATGTAGAACGTATTCAAGCCCTTTTAGCATCTGGTGCAATTGAAGAATACAAGCCGCCAGAACAAACGCAGTATGATGATTCAGCGGATGAGTTGGAAAAACTCAAAGGCGAGATTGAGGATCTCAAGACATCCAACAAGAAGCTTGAAACTGATAAGACAACTGCTTTGGGCGAGATTGAGGATCTCAAGGCTAAAGTGTCAAAACTTGAAGTTGAGTTGGCTGCGGCAACTGCAAAGACTCCTAAGTCTGGAAAAGCTGCTGCGGATGGAAACGCGGATAAAGGTGCACCAGAAACCAAGTAAGGTGATTTATGTATGCGACCAGACAAGACCTTGAATTGAGATTTGGTGCAGCGGAAATAGCAAACCTTGAATCTATGCAGACTAATCCCGATGCGGTCAATGAGGCCCTTCAGGACGCATCAGAAGAAATCGATAGCTATGTTGCAGTTGCTTATGAGTTGCCACTTCCATTAATCCCCAGCACATTGAAGCGTGTAGCGTGCAACATTGCACGGTACCGCCTTTACTTCCAGCAACCGACCGAAGAAGTAGAGAAACGCTATGAGTCAGAAGTGAAGTATTTGCAACGTATTGCCGATAAAAAAGCTGTTCTAAATATCAAGAATGATCAAAACGAAGTTATTGATGAAAAGCCAAAACGTAACCCGAAATCAATTCCGATTGGTACGAGTTATACAGGTGGTGTTTTTAGTGATGATCAGCTGAATAAAATGCCAAGCGTCTAGGAGGTTTTATGCCAATTGCTATTTCACTTCAAGCTGATGGTGAGTCTGCAATCATTAAGGTGTTCGAGCGTCTTCTAGGTTATGACCAAAAAGCCATGTTTGATGAGATCGGTGCTTATGGTGTTAGTTCAAGTGAGCAGCGGTTTTTAGAACAATCTGATGTAAATGGCAATCCATGGAAGCAATCATGGAGAGCTAGATTACAAGGTGGAGAGACAGGTCGAGATACAGGGCAACTGCTTTCAAGCTTGCATCACAACGTTTTATCCAACGGTGTTGAATGGGGATCGGACAAACAATATTCGATCCCTTTTCATTTTGGTGCTCATATTGTGCCTAAAACTGCTCAATATCTCGTCTTTAATGTCGGTGGAAATTGGCGCAAGGTCAAAGAGGTTGTTAATCCACCTCGACCATTCTTGGGTATTAATGCTGAAGATGATGAGGAAATCTTAAACATTATTGGGAGGCATTTAAGTGTCTAACTTTTTTGATGTTCGTGCTGAAATTGCCGAGAAGCTCAAA